GATTATACTAGAATACGAAGTCTAGTACCAACTGCACATAAATCTGATAATCAACTTTCTTTTAAACTAGAATATTACAACGTTGCGGGTGAAAAAAGCAAACAAATAAGTTATGTGTACAACAAGAATTGGGAAGGCGGTAATCGTTATGTTGATGGCGATTATTCAATGCTCACTGGTTCTTTATATGTAGCTGATTCTTTAGAAAGCGGTGTAGCAATTAGTGGATATAAAAATACTGGATATATTAGATCATTAGGATACGACGGGTTTGCAGCTGGCTTTCCTGGATTTTTAATATGGTCAGGATCTGCATTATCTGGTTCTTCGGGTACTAAAGGAGGCGTACCATATAGTGGAGTTGGATTAGAATTATATGGTAATGCTAATAACTATTTTAGATATTCAACCAATCCATCTGAATTAGATGTTCATACAGAAACATTTTTCTTCGGAGATCCTACATCGCAATATATTTCAGGTAGTAATGGTAATTTAGAAATTTCGTCAAGTGGATTTTATTTAACAGCAAACGGAGATGTAACTGCATCTGCATTCTTAGCAGTAAATTCTGGTACTGTATTATTTGATTCTAACAATCAATTTGCAGATGGGCTAAATATAGGACGAGTAGTATATTTTGATCAATCAGAATTTTCATTTACAGGAAATATTGGATCAAATGGTACCGCTCAAACTGCATCTATATTCGAAACATTTATATTACCGGGAGAAACTAGAATGCAAGTTTCATTAACTACACAATATAATAACGCAGACATACTAAATAATAGAACTATTCTAGGACAATGGTATATACAGTCTGCTAGTAATATAAATTTATCACCGGCGAGTAATTTATATGACACATGGAGTACTCCAGTACCATTGAGTTCAACTGGAATAGGTATTTTATTTACTCCTGCTAACACTATCACAGGAAATTCTAGAACAATAGAAACAGTTGATGGGGTAACCGGTAAAACAAATTTTGCTAATCATCAAGGAAAATACGTAAGGATTTATATGATTGCAAATCATTTAAACCCCGGTAATGCTGGAAGTGTTTTAAAAATGAAAAGCTTTGTATATAGAACATCTCGTGTTGCTGGTAGTTCAACAGCATCATATAGCGGAGGACTACTGCCAGAATAATAATATTTATATAAAAGAAAATATATAATGGATAAAATAACAGTCTTATTTCCCGGAGGTTTTAAACCATTAACCGGAGCTCATTTAGAATTAGCAACCCGATATGCACAACATCCAGATGTACAACGTGTAATCATGTTGATTGGACCAAAAGATCGAGATGGTATTACACAACAAAAAACTATTGATATATTCAATTTAATTAATCGAGATGCTAAAATAGAAATGCGGCCTACACCATTTAATTCTCCTATCATGGCTGCTTATGAATATTTATTTGCATTGCCAGAAGATACTAAAGGTCGGTTTGCCATGGCAGCTTCTACTAAAGGAGATGATTATGTACGAGCAAAGGCATTCGTTCCTAATGTAGATAAATACATAACCATTGGTGATAAATCAGGACGAATGATTCCAACCGGAGTTAATGCTGTTGAATTGAATATAGATGTAGATCCATTGCTATATAAAAACGGAGATCCTATCTCAGCATCTACTATACGAGCTGCACTGCAACAAGATGAATATAAAACGTTTCGAGCTTCATATCCAAAACAAACAGAAGCTGAAGTTAAAAACATATGGCAGATACTAAAAGGAATACAAGAATCAAAAATGTTTTCTGTAGAATGGTGGAAACAACAGTTACGCGCTGATATTGAAATGTTTGAATCCATGATGTTTCCTAAAGAAAAAGAACGACACTCTGATAAAATAAAAAAACTTAGATCTTTCTTAGATTCAAATAACGGAAAATCATTTGTATATGATTTTGATAAATTTAAGAAAACAGTGTTTGGTGCAAAACTTTTAGAAAATGTTATCACAGAAAATTATATAACTAGAGAAGAACTATCTACTATTGAACAAGCAGTTGATGGGTTCTTTCGGGAATTTGGAATTGATGTAGATTTTCAAGGAAAGTTTACTCACTTCATTGAACGACTAAATGATCCTAGAAATGAAGCTCCTATATACACAGATGAATTAACTGAATTTTTTGAGGAACTTGCTGACGAATATGGAGATGATATTAGAAATCAAGTAGATCAGAATAAAAATACTGCAGTGGCATCTGATTATCAATTCGATGTTCCAATACATATGCCATTCATGTTAAGATGGGACGGCAAAAAAATCAGATTAATTCCTAGAACTATTAAAAAGCAACGACGGCGTTGGCAATCAAATGATCCAAGCGATGTAATATATACAATAGAATCATTAACCGAAAGTCAACGTAGATACGGAAGCATGATTATAGAAGGCGGTGCAGCAGGTCATATGGCACACCCTTGGGACGATCACGGACTATCTTTTAACGATATGAAAGAAATTGTAGCACGTGCGTTATCCGGTCGTTTAGATATAGAACAGGCAGTTACTGAAAAAACTGATGGACAGAATATATTTGTTACATGGAAAGATGGACAACCAGGATTTGCACGTAATAAAGGTACCGTTATTAATCCAATGACTCCAGAACAATTAGTTGCTGATTTTGAAAGAAAATATCAAGAATCAGTGCAAAAAAATGGAGCTGAATCTGCAGAAGGATATAAATTAGTTGTTGACGCATTTCGAGAAATGTCACAGGATGTTACTGCTGCATTATCTAAAATTGATTCGGCAAAACTCAATGAAATATTTAAAAATGGACGAGTATTTGCAAACATGGAAATAATTTATCCAGCAACACGCAACGTTATTGCATATGATAAAGCACATTTACAATTTCATAATCTTGTTGAATATGATGAAAAGGGCAATGTAATTCAAACAGATTTAACTGGCGGAGCATTAATGCAAACAGTTATACGGGATGCTAATGCACATATGCAAAACACATTTTCATTTATACCTCCACAACAAATTAAGTTAGGACGAGTTTATGATTTTGAAGATCAACAAGCAGCATTTTTCAATGAGATTGATCAGTTACAGGCAAAGTATAATTTGAAACCTACTGATTTAATCAGTGAATATCATAAAGCATGGTGGCGTGATACTATACGAAGTAAAGCTCAACAATTAAATTATGATATCCCGGAGAATATTTTAGATGCATTAATGTATCGTTGGTCATTTAATGATAAATCTACTAATATTGCTGCGTTAAAAAAACAAATTGATAATCCTGAATTTTTAAATTGGGTTACAGAATTTGACAAGAAAGATTTTAAATCATATAAAAAACAAAACTTAGAACCATTTGAATCTATTTTTTTAAGATTAGGAGTTGTTGTATTACAAAATGCATCTAATTATTTAGCAGCAAATCCAAATAAAACAGTTCAAACTATTAAATCAGAAATGGCAGAACTGATACGAGATTTACAAACAACTAGCAACCCAGACACTATTAAAAAATTAGAATTAGAGTTACAGCGTATACAAAAACTAGGAGGATTTGATGCAATCGTACCGTCTGAAGGAGTAGTATTTACATATCAAGGTAATACATATAAAATGACTGGCGCGTTTGCCCCGGTAAATCAGATTTTAGGAGTGTTAAAATACGCACGCTGATATTTATTATAAATAGTAGGATTTTTAACCATGGCTCAAAAACATAAAAGCAAATACAAAGCACCAAAAGATTTAGAAAAATCAAGAAAACTAACCCCTCGTAAAGATCTTAAAGATTACACGTTGGATGATAAAGATGGCGGATTGAATCCAAAATCTACTAAAGAAAAACAACTCAATGTTCTACGTAAAACTGATAAAGAAACAGTTGATACAGGTAAAATGGATGTTAAGTATGATGCTGACGACCGTCTTTATAAAAAACTAGAAGACGGTGATTATGATCCTAAAACTGCATCTAAAAGATTTAAAAATCGTTTAGACCAGGAAGAAAAAGATTCTAAAGATCAAATTAAAGATAAAATTGAAAACTTAACTAGAGAACAACGAGAACATTTAGTTAGACAATATATTCGTAAAAAAATTCAAAAAGTAATTTCCGAACAAGCAAAAGATGCTGCAGCTACAGAAGAGCCAGCTACCCCAGAAGCCAGCGCTACGCCTGAACCTGAAGCTGCCCCAGCTGGAGCAACTCCTCCTGAAGCAGGAGCTACACCACCAGCTGGCGGAACACCTCCAGCACCTGAAGCTGAAGCTACGCCTCCAGCAGAACCGACTGCACCAGCAGGTGGAACACCACCAGCACCAACGACTCCACCAGCTGGGGATGCTGCTAAACCAGGAGCTGAAGCTGGAAAAGAATCTGAAGAAGAGGAAGAAGAAAAATTAGATCCAGAAGCAAAGCAAGCACTAGATACAGATCGATTCATTAAAAGCATTAAAAAAATGACTGGTACTGTAGAAAAGGTTAAAGCAATTGCTAAGGTTGTAAAAGATGCTACCGATGATTTAGAATATGATGATTCTAAAAACTTTTATCAGATGCTTAGAACATATGCAATTAATAAACTAGAACGTTTAGGAAGCTCTGATAAAAAATCTAAAAAATAAAAAAAGTTATATGTCAAAAAAGTTACAAAACGTCAAAGCTATTCAACAAATGTTGGATGGTAAACACAAATTTCAAAATAAAAAATCTATAGGTTTCTCTGATGCTGAAGATGTTGCGAAGAAAAATGAAAAACATCAAGTAGGCGATATTTGGGAGGAAACCGATTCTGTCACCGGTGTTACATATATTATAGAACAGCGAGACGGGTTTCGTGTTAAAAAAACAAAATCAAGTGAAGTTTTACAAACAGTACGAGAAGAACTTCGATCCTTTCCAAACTGCCGTAAAGATACATGTACGTGTTTAGGTAAACATCCATTAGATATAAAGATGCAAAAAGTGCACGGAATGTGTTTTGATTGCGTAATCGAAATGGAACATGATCTAAAAAAAGAAGGCAAGTATGAGGAATATGAACAAAATAAAATTCGAGAAAATGCACTTGCATGGTTACGTTCCGCGGAACAAGATGTTAACATGTTAAAACAAGCATATACAGAAGCTTCTAAATTTGTTACTAATTCAGATGGAGAAACAGAAACTTGGACCGCAAAAATGACACCGGAAGAATTTCAAGAAAAGATAGAAGAACAATTCCAAGTATTTAAAGAAAATTTTTTAAACCGATTAAATGGAGAAACAGAATCAGATGCAAACAATTAAGAAATATTGGATATGGATTGTAGCTTTTATAGGTACAATTGTAGGAGTTTTATTTTTATCAAAAAAATACAATCAAAAACAAATTGATAAAACTGACAAACAAATTGATGATAATAATAAAAAAATTAGTAATCTAGATGGTAAGATTGATGCAATCGAAGATCAGAAACAAGATGCTAAACAAGCAGCAGAACAAATTCAAGATCAAATTGATGATTTAAAAGATAAACGAGATGATATCAATCCTACGGTTGTTGAAGATACTGCTCAATTAAAACAAGACATTATAGCTAAAACTAAACGCCGGGGTCGCAAACCAAAAGGTCAATCATGAAAAAACTATTAGTTATATTATTATTACCATTAACTTGTTTTTCACAAACAGTACCAGATACATGTTTTACAAAACAAGAAATGCAAGACATTTTATTTACAATTGATTCGTTGTATGAATTAGATGATATTAATCAACAAATCATTTCTAAGCAAGAGTCATTAGTAAAAGAATTAAATTTTGTAATTCGTTTAGATTCTATACAAACGGCATATCGAATTGAACAAACAAAACTTTTACAAACAAACATCAATTTGTATGTAGAACGAGAAAAACGTTTAAAACCAAAATGGTATGATAACAAAGCAATTTGGTTTGGAAGTGGAATTTTAACTACGTTGTTTACTGGAGCAATTATCAGTGAATATTTAAAATAAATGGCTCAACCAACTAACATAAAGCAAATAATACAACAGCAGTACATGATGTGTGCTAAAGATCCTGTGTTCTTTATGCGTAACTATTGTTATATACAACATCCAAAGCGTGGTAAAATTAAATTTAATCTATACGATTTTCAAGAAAAATCATTAAGCGAATTACGAGATAACAGATACAATGTTATACTTAAGTCTCGACAGTTAGGCATTTCAACTCTATCCGCCGGATTTGCTCTATGGAGTATGTTGTTTGCAGAAGACTTCAATGTATTAGTTATTGCAACAACTCAGGAAGTTGCAAAAAACTTAGTTACAAAAGTACGGGTAATGCATGAAAATTTACCTAGTTGGCTAAAAGGTACGGTTGAAGCGGATAATAAATTATCATTAAAATTTAAAAATGGTTCACAAATTAAAGCAGTATCATCAGCAACTACAGGAGCCCGTTCGGAAGCATTGTCATTGTTAATTGTGGATGAGGCTGCATTTATTCGAAACATTGAAGAAATATGGATAGCATCTCAAGCAACATTATCAACAGGTGGTGGTGCTATTGTGTTATCTACTCCTAATGGTGTTGGTAACTGGTTTCATCAAACATGGGCCGATGCTGAAGCTAATATTAACGGATTCCATACAATTAAATTGCATTGGACCGTACATCCCGAACGCGATCAACAATGGCGTAATGAACAAACACAATTATTAGGCGAACGTGGAGCTGCACAAGAATGTGATTGTGACTTTATTAGTTCGGGACATACTGTAGTAGACGGTGGATTGCTTTTAGAATATGATGAAAAATGTGCAGATCCTATCGAAAAAAGAGGATTTGATCACGGATATTGGATTTGGGAATATCCAGATTATTCTAAAGATTATATAGTAGTAGCAGACGTCGCTCGGGGTGATTCTACAGACTTTTCAGCATTTCATGTTTTTGAGGTAGAATCTGTAACACAAGTAGCAGAATATAAAGGAAAGCTTCCTCCTAATGATTTCGGAAACATGTTAGTTACAGTCGCATCCGAATGGAATAATGCATTACTAGCAATAGAAAATGCAAATATTGGATGGGCTGCAATACAGCCAGCAATAGATAGAGGATACCAAAATTTACATTATACATATCGTGATGATGGGTACACTGATGAATCAGTTCAACTCAAAAAAGGTTATGATATGAAAGATAAATCACAAATGGTCCCGGGTGTCTCTACAACGACAAGAACACGTCCATTAATGATATCTGCATTAGAAATGTATATGCGGCAAAAAACACCTACTATTCGTAGTAAAAGACTAATACAAGAACTATTTGTTTTTGTTTGGCTAAATGGTAAAGCTCAAGCACAACAAGGATATAACGATGACTTAGTAATGTCATTTGCGATTTCATTGTGGCTACGAGATACAGCACTTCGATTACGGCAGCAAGGCATAGACTTAAATAAACGAGCACTATCACAATTTCAAAAAACAGCACCGGTAATTTTTACTAACAAACCCAATGCCCGGGATACGGGTTGGTCATGGGATACTGGTTTCGGCGATGAAAGTTTAACATGGTTAATTAAATAAACCATTGGTTCTACGGATAGTTATATTTATATTAAAAAAGAAATATGGCGTCATTAAGAAAACGTTTACAGAATTTATTTAGCACCAATGTAATCGTCAGAGCATACGGAAAAAATCAAGTACGTGTTGTTGATACAAACCGTTTACAAAGTGTTGGGAATCTAGCACAAAGTAAAGTTGCTGACAGATATACTAGATTGCATGGTGCAAACAAACAGCGTGTCGGCGGAATGGGCGGCTACGATTCAAACTACTATATGCATCAAAATCGTATGCAATTATATGCAGATTACGAAATGATGGATAAAGACCCTCTAATTCATTCTGCGTTAGATATATACTCAGATGAATCTACATTAGCTGATCAATTTGGTGAAATCTTAACAATTAAAACTAATAAAACAAACATACAAAAAATACTTTATAATTTGTTTTATGATGTTTTAAACATAGAATTTAATCTATGGGCATGGATTCGTAATGTAACCAAATATGGTGATTTTTTCTTAAAATTAGATATTGCCGATGAATATGGTGTAATTAACGTACGTCCATTTTCTAGTTATGAAATTGAACGTTGGGAAGAATTTAATGAAGCAACTGGTGAATATGAAATTAAATTTAAACATGTAGCTTCAGAACAAATGTCATATGACACATTTGAAATTGCACATTTCCGTATGTTGTCAGATTCTAACTTTTTACCGTACGGTAGATCTATGTTAGAAGGGGCTCGTAAAGAATTTCAAAAACTAATGATGATGGAAGATGCAATGTTAATTCATCGTATCATGCGAGCTCCTGAAAAACGTATTTTTAAGATTGATATTGGTAATATTCCACCAAATGAAGTTGATACATTCATGGAACAAATTATCAATAAAATGAAAAAAATTCCACATATTGATCCAAACACTGGTAACTATAATCTTAAATTTAATCTTAACAACATGTTAGAAGATTATTACTTACCAGTGCGAGGAGGTCAATCATCAACTACCATTGATACATTACCTGGTATGACGTTTACCGGAATGGATGATATTGAATATATCAAAGATAAAATGATGGCTGCACTTAAAATTCCTAAGCCATTCTTAGGATATGCAGAGGCTGTAGAAGGAAAAACTACATTAGCATCAATGGATATTCGATTTGCTAGAACCATCGAACGTATTCAAAAAATAATTGTATCAGAATTAACTAAAATTGCAATTGTACATTTATATGCACAAGGATATTCCGGCGAAGACTTAATTGGATTTGAATTAGAATTAACATCTCCATCAATTATATATGATCAGCAAAAAGTTGCATTAATGAATGAGAAAATAACCTTGGCTAATGCAATGAAAGATAGTAAATTAGTTTCAGATAAATACATATATGAATACATATTTAATATGTCAGAAGAACAATGGTTATCAGAACGTAGCAATGTTATTGAAGATTTAAAATTAAGATTCCGTCAAAATCAAATTGAACAAGAAGGAAACGATCCAGCTGTAACAGGAGTATCATTTGGTACGCCGCATGACTTAGCAACAGTACATATGTCAAGTAGTGAGGTTGAGGAAAAGGATAAGGGAGGTCGACCAAAAGAAGGAATAAAATCCGGACAACATAAAAATGAATTTGGATGGGATCCAACCGGCCGTAAAGAATTACGTCAGGCATTTAATCCAGAAAATCAAAAAAATGCGTTTCAGCCGGATCCAAATTTTAGAAATAGTGTTGTTAATATAGCAGCAGAAAATTTTGTCAGAAAATTAAAATCCACT